ATGAGCGAAGCCGGTGACGGCGCTAATGACGCGCGCCGCAAACACGGAGCACCGAAGAACTGGCGAGACGTCTTCATCTGCGAACTTGCCGAGACGTCGAGCGTGGAAGCGGCGGCAAAGGAAGCCGGGATCCGTCTTGGCTGGGCGCAGAAGATCCGGCGCGAGGATGCCGGCTTCGCGCAGCGCTGGCATGAAGCGTTGTGCGAAGGGTACGACAGCCTGGAGATGGACCTCCTCTACCGCCTTCGCAGCGGCAGACTGGAGGAGACCGACCCGGACGGCACGAAGCGGAAGTTCGACATTGCTACTGGCTTCCGGATCCTCACCGCGCATCGCGAACAGCAGCAAAGCAAGAGCAACGTCCAGGAGGACCCCCAGAACGAGACCGCCATCATCGCCTCGATCAACAAGAAGATCGAAGCGATGCGCGCGCGCGAGAAGGAGATCACCTCCATGCTCGCCAGAGATGGCGTGATGTTGCCCCGAGTGCCAAATGGCACCCGATGACAAGTCCCGCTGGCTCATCACCCTGTCTTATGAGGAGCGACAGGCCTTCCTCGCCCAACTCACCGCCCGGGAACGGGCCGAGCTGCAGCATCTCTGGGAACTCTGGGGCCGGTCTGAGCAACGCGCTCCGGCAGGCGACTGGAGGCTCTGGCTCATCCTGGCGGGTCGCGGCTTCGGCAAGACCCGGGCGGGAGCGGAATGGATCCGCGAGGTGGCCCGGGACAACCCGACCGCACGCATCGCATTGATCGGCGCCTCCCTGCCGGAAGCGAGAGCGGTGATGGTGGAAGGAGAAAGCGGCATCATCGCCTCATCTCCCCCGCATCGCCGCCCGCGATCCGAGGCTTCTCTCCGCCGCCTTTCCTGGGAGAATGGGGCCCAAGCCTTCATCTATTCCGCCGCCGAGCCGGAGAGCCTGCGCGGGCCGCAGCATAGCCATGCATGGTGCGACGAAATCGCCAAGCGGGAGAATGCCGGCGAGCGCGCGGTCCAGGCGTGGGACAATCCCCAGATGGGCCTGCGGCTGGGTGAACGGCCACAGATCCTGGCGACGACAACCCCGCGGTCCGTGCCCCTCCTCCGACGTCTCCTGGCCAAGGAGCATGACGAGGACGTGGTGATCACGCGGGGCAGCACCTACGCCAATGCGCTGAACCTCCCGCAGCGCTTCATCAGCGCCATGAAGAAGCAGTTCGGCGACACGGCCCTTGGGCGGCAGGAGCTGAACGGAGAGATGCTGGCCGAGGTCGAAGGCGCCTTGTGGACAAGATCCTTGCTGGAGAAACGCCGGGACGCCTTCACCACAGAGCCGATGGCGCGGGTTGTGGTGGGCGTCGATCCGCCCGCCTCCGCCCGAGGGGACGAATGCGGGATCATCGTCTGCGGCATTACCCAGAGCGGCGCGGGAATGGTGCTGGCCGACGCCAGCGTTGCCAAAGCGAGCCCTGAACGTTGGGCGAACGCGGTCGCGTCCGCGGCCCAGGTCTGGAAAGCCGAACGGGTCGTGGCAGAGGCAAACCAGGGCGGCGCCATGGTGGAAAGAGTGCTTCGCGCCGCGGATTTCCAGATGCCGATCCGCCTGGTCCACGCAAGCCGGGGCAAGTCGGCCCGCGCCGAGCCGATTGCCGCGCTCTACGAGGCTGGCCGGGTGCATCACGTCGGCTTGTTCGCAAAGCTGGAGGACCAGCTGTGCGGCCTCATGGCAGGCGGAACCTATGAAGGGCCCGGACGCAGCCCGGACCGGGCCGACGCCATGGTCTGGGCGCTGACCGAGCTGATGCTGGGCAACAATCGCGCCCAGGCCCGCGTCCGGCAGTTCTGAACGCAGCTCCCCCGCGGAAGATGCCGCCGGCATTCCGCGGACCACGCTCGCCGACGCACAACAAGGAAACGAGCATGTCCCTCCTCGAAAGCTTCCGCAACGCCTTCAAGGGCGACGGCGGAGCACGCGTGCCATTGGCCCGCAACTACATCTCGCCTTGGTCTCTCGCGTTCGAAACCTCCGGGACACGAGCGCCCTATGAGTACCGCCGGGCGGTGAGAGAGGCATTCCTGCTGAACCCGGTCGCGCAGCGCGCCGTCCGGATTGTGGCCGAAAGCGCGGGCAGCGCCCCATTGTCGATCAGCGAGGAGCAGGTCAGCCACCTGCTGGGATCGACCTCCGCGGAACAATCGCTGCTCGAAACGCTGGCTGCGCAGGTGCTGCTCCACGGCAACGGCCTCGTGCAGATCGTCCGGGACGGTTCGGGCCAGCCGGTGGAGCTGTTCGCGCTGCGGCCGGAGCGCATGTCGATCATCCAGGGGGAAGACGGTTGGCCGCAGGCCTACCAGTACAAGGTCGGCGATTCGACCCTGGCGCTCCCTGTCGAGGACGCGGACGGGTGGCCGACGATCATCCACCTCAAGTCCTTCCACCCGGCAGACGATCATTTCGGTGCGGGCTGCCTTTCGGCGGCCGAGCCGGCCGTGCGCATTCATAATGCAGCCTCGACCTGGAACCTAGCGCTGCTGGAGAACGCGGCCCGCCCATCCGGTGCGCTGGTCTACGATCCGGGGGAGGCCAGCGGCCTGACCCCCGACCAGTTCGACAGGCTGAAGGCGGAGCTGGAGCAGGCGTTTTCCGGGGCCGGCAACGCAGGCCGCCCCATGCTCCTGGAAGGGGGGCTGAAATGGCAAAGCCTCTCCCTCAGCCCGGCCGACATGGATTTCGCAGAACTGAAGGCGGCTGCGGCACGAGACATCGCCCTTGCCCTCGGCGTGCCGCCGATGCTCCTGGGGCTGCCGGGGGACAACACCTATGCCAACTACAAGGAGGCCAACCGCGCTCTCTGGCGCCTGACCCTCCTGCCGCTGGTCGGCAAGATCGCCGGAGGACTTCAGCAGGGTTTGAGACCGTGGTTCCCGGACCTAACCATCACCGTGGACCTCGACCACATTCCGGCCCTTTCGCAGGATCGTGAGGCCTTATGGGCGCAAGTCGCGCGCGCCGACTTCCTCGACCCTGACGAGAAGCGCTCGTTGCTCGGCCTCCCCCCCAAGGGAGACCTGGGATGAATCGCGAGGACATGCTCGCAAAGTTGATCGCCCAGACGACGGAGGGGAGCGATCTGATCACCGTGAGGGCCATCGTCGAGGAGGCGACAGAGCTCGGCGCCAGCCGTGTTCTGGCCCGCCTGAACCTCGCTGACGAGCGAGCGCAGTACGACATCGATGAGCTGCGAGAGATCCTGAGCGCGTGGAGAACTGCGAAATCCAGCGCTTGGAAAGCCGCGGTGGAATGGGTGGTGAGGGGAGCCATGGCGCTGCTGCTGATCGGCATCGCAGTTCGTCTCGGAGTGCCGAGGATGTTCGAATGAGTACAAAATCCATGCCTCGCCTCGCCGGGTATGCGGCTTTGTTCAACATAGCCGACGGGGCGCACGACACGATTTGCCCCGGGGCCTTCGCCCGCACGCTGGCGGAGCGCAGCCAGCCGTTGCCCCTCTATTGGCAGCACCGCCCCACACAGCGCATCGGCACGGTGGAGAGCGTCCACGAAGATGGCCGCGGCCTGCGAGTCATCGCCCGGATCGACAATATTCAGAGCCGGGCCGCGCAGCTTCTGCGGGAGCGAGCGGTGACGGGGTTGAGCTTCGGCTATCGCGCCCGCCGCTATCGCATCCTGCCGGAGGGGCGGCTGCTTGAAGATGTCGACCTGCTGGAAGTCAGCCTCGTCACGCACCCGCTTCAGCCAAGAGCGCGGGTGCACCTGGTGCGATAATCACGAGTGGAGCGACAGGACCGCCTCGTGAAAGACGCTCGCCTGCGCGAGCTTGCGAAGAACCTTGTCTCAGCCGGCCGCCTTTGAGCGGCCTTTTTTCTTTCCAACGAAAGGTGACTGCCCTGATGGCTACGCAACGTGAAACAGAGGACCTGGCTGCCTCCTTCGACCTGGTGGCGCGCCAGGATCAAGCCGAAGAGAAGATCGCCGGTTTGCGCTATGACGTGGACGAGGTGAAGGCGCGCCTCGAACGCGTCAGCAGGGCGGCCGGCCGGCCCGCCTTGAGTGTCTGCCGCGCACCCGAGGTGAAGGGCTTTGTCGACGGATACCTCCGCCAGGGGCGTGAAACCGAGATGAAGTCCATTTCCGGTGTCATTCCCGCCGACGGCGGTTTCGCCGTCCCTAGCGAGATCGACGCCATCATCAGTCGCCAGCTCCGCGAAATCAGCCCCATTCGCCAGCTTGCGCAAGTCGTCAGCGTTGGGTCTGCCGGCTATCGCAAGCTGGTCACAACCGGAGGGACCAGCAGCGGCTGGGTCGGCGAAATCTCCGCCCGCCCGGAAACCGATACCCCCGAATTCGCCGAAATCGCCCCGCCAACGGGTGAGCTCTACGCCAACCCGGCGGCCAGCCAGGGCATGCTAGACGACGCAGCGTTCGACCTCGAGAGCTGGTTGGCCAGCGAAATCGCCATGGAGTTCGCCCGCGCCGAGGGCGCCGCTTTCGTCCACGGTTCTGGGATCAACCAGCCGCTGGGTTTCCTCTCCTCTCCGGTGTCGAGGGCGGGAGACTCGGTCCGCCCGTTCGGCACGCTGCAATTTATCGGCTCCGGCGACCCAGCCGGGTTCGATGCGAGCCCGGAGGACCGCCTGATCGACCTCGTGCACACGCTGAAGGCAGGCTACCGGCAGGGCGCGGTCTGGGTGATGAACTCAACCACCCTTTCCGAGATGCGGAAACTGAAGACTGCGGAGGGGGCCTTCCTGTGGCAGGCTGGGCTTGTCGAAGGACAGCCGGATCGCCTGCTCGGCTACCCCGTAGTAGAGGCTGAGGACATGCCCGATGTCGCGCCGGGCGCTGTCCCCATCGCGTTCGGCAACTTCAAGGCCGGTTATCTGATCGCGGAGCGCAGCGCGACGAGCGTTCTGCGCGATCCCTTTACCAACAAGCCGTTCGTCCACTTCTACGCGACGAAGCGGGTGGGCGGACAGGTTCTCGACAGCGCCGCAATCAAGCTTCTGCGCATCGAGGCGTAGGCAACGCATTGCCTCGCCCTGGGCGGCACTCCTATGAGCCGCCCCTTGCACGCCCGCGTCGCTATCCGCCTCCCACCTGCGGCGCGGGCGTGCCTTTTCCATTCTTCCAATCACGGAGACCGCCATGAAGCGGGCAATCGTCGTGCCGGCCATCGTGGCGGGCGCGGCTCTCGACGAGCTCAAGGATTGGCTCGCGATCACCACGTCGCGCGATGATGCGGTGCTCACCTCTCTCCTCCACGGAGCTTTGGACATGTGCGAAGCGTTCACGGGGCAAATGCCGCTGGAGGCGCTGTGCGAAGAGGTCGTCTCGGCCTCCTCGTTCTGGCAGCAACTCCAGACCCGGCCAGTCCAAGCGGTCGCAGGGCTTGAAGGCCTCCATCCCGACGGCAGCCGATTCCCCGTCCTCTCCAGAGACCACGCGATTGACCTGAACGCGGATGGCGGAGCAAGGGTCAGGCTGCTGCGACAGGTGGGGGCGAGCCGGATGGCCGTGCGCTTCACCGCGGGGATGACGGCAAGCTGGTCCACGCGGCCTGAGGGACTGCGCCAAGGCATCCTTCGACTGGCTGCACACCATTACACCCAGCGGGTTGGCGGTGCGAAGGACAGCTCCCCGCCAGCAGCGGTGGCGGCGCTTTGGCGCCCGTGGCGCAGGCTGCGCTTGATATGATTACCGCGCGATCCGGCCCGCAGGGCATCCTGCTCGCCCAGCTCGAGCAAAAGGCCGCCATCCTGGCGAAGGCTCATGCCGAAGCGAAGCTTCAATCCCGGCGCGCAGACCCGGTTCGCTGGAGGAACCCGCGCCTGCTCTGGCCCCTGATGACCGGAGACTACTGACATGGAAACACAGCTGCGCGCGGCTCTCATCAATTGGTTGAAGGCCGACCCTGCTCTGACGGCCGAGCTGAATTCAGTAGCGGAGGAGGCACCAGTCGCCGTGGCGCCACCTTGGCTTGGTCTCGTCGCGAGCGCGAGCGCGAGC